AAAACCTATTGGTGGTTGGACAAAACTTAGAAGCACAGCACTAGATGGTGCACCCATTGGGATGTACGCCTATAACGATAATCTTGGTCAACCTATATTAGCGGTTGGTACAAGAGAAAAGGTTTATGTTTTATACAAAAACACCTGGACTGATATTACGCCATCAGGTTTTGTTAATGATGCAAGTGCTGATCCACTAGGTTATGGTGCATACCATTACAATGTTGAAGATTATGGTGATGCTCGTTCACAATCAGGATTGCCTTTAAAATCAGGTCATTTTTCTTTTGACAACTGGGGAGAACACTTAATCTTTTGTTTTTCCGTTGATGGCAAAATCTATAAATGGAGACCAAACTCAAGCGGTACAGCCGATACCATAGGCACAGTCGTAACCAACGCACCTACAGGATGTCAAGCAATCATAGTAACCAATGAAAGACATTTGGTGGCTATTGGTTCAGGTGGAGATCCAAGAAAAATCTCATGGTCAGACAGAGAAGACAACACTAACTGGACATCTAAAGCTACAAACACCGCAGGTGATTTGCAAATACCTACAGGTGGTAGAGCAATCATGGCAGCCTCACATGGCAATGACATTATCATTTTTAGTGATACTGGTATAAGCAGAATGTTTTATGCTGGATCACCATTTGTTTATGGTATTGCAGATGCAGGTACTAACTGTAAAACAGTCAGCAGAAGATCCATTGTTACAACTGGTAACTTCTTAACGTGGATGGGTGAAAACTCTTTCTTTGTGTACGATGGTACTGTTAGAGAAATACCATGTGAAGTGCATGATTATGTTTACGATCAACTTAATGTACCAGGTAGACAGGCTTGTTGGGGCGGTCATAACTCTAACTTTAATGAATTATGGTGGGGTTTTCCTAGCGGTGATAATCAATACGCCCCTAACAAATACGTTATATGGAACTATGGCGAAAATGTTTGGTCTATTGGTGAACTAGACAGAGGTTGTTGGGTTGACCAAGGTGTCTTTGATTTCCCAACATCAGCAGATAACGCTGGATTTATTTATCAACACGAATCAACACTATTAGGTAACTCACCGAATTTAGGCGATGCTGTACCATATGCCACCTCTGGGCCTATCGAAATAGGCAATGGTGATAATTATGTGCAATGCAATCAAATACTTCCAGACGAAGAAGCTAATACACTTCCAGGTGTTACCCTTAGTTTCAAAGGTAGATTCACTCCACTAGGCCCTGAAACGGACTTTGGATCATTTACTTTTGAAACTGATGGCTACACAGATGCGAGGTTTACTGCAAGACAAGTCTCATTGACAGTCACAGGCAGTACCACACAAGATTTCCAAGTAGGAAAAATTAGATTAGATGTACGCAATAGAGGTAGAAGATAATGGATCTATCCGCACAAAGACAGTACATTCAAAGAGCAACCAATATTAAGTATTCTTTTACAGCTACCACACAGCAAACTATCTATACAGCACCTAGCGGTGGTGACTTTGATTTTGCGATAGTTAAAAGTTTTTTAGCTTGTGACCATGGTAATCAACAAACCAATTTAGATGTATCTATAACAGATACTAGCTCTAATGAGTTTTTTATTTATAAGCAACATAACATAGCGGCACACGCTACTGAAGAGTTAGTAACCAACGCAGGAATCATTATCCAACAAGGTGAAATCATAAAAGCACAAGTTAGTCATGCAAACATTCACTTGGTTTTAAGTATTATTGAATATGGAAAAGGCGACTAATAAAGTCACACCCATTAAAAAACAACCTGAAGAATGGGAAATTCAATGGGAACGCTGTAAGCCATATATAGCAAAAGCTATCAAACATCAAGATTCCTATACAATAGACGATATAGAGGATAAAATAAGACATGGAATATTCCATTTATGGCCAGCTAAGAAGTCGGCTATGATAACTGAATTTGTAGTATTCCCCCAAAATACAGCAATGAACTTGCTATTTTGTGGTGGTGATTACAAGGAGTTAGAGGATATGTTGCCATCCTTAGAGGCATTTGCAAAAGCCGCTGGTTGTAAAAGATTATATGGCGGCGGCAGAAAAGGATGGTTAAGAAAACTAAAACATTTGGGTTTTAAATCAGAAAATTTAATTAGAAAAGAACTATGAGTAAAGGCAAAACAACACAATCAGTCAGTCTACCAGCATACCAAGAAGCACAAGCAAAAGAGCTATTTCAAGCTGGTAAATCATTAGCTGGTACACCATTCGTACCATACACAGGCCCTAGAGTTGCTGGTTTTAACCCAGATCAACTAAGACAATTTCAAGCCACTCGTGGTTTATTTGAAACTGGTATGGAGTATGACCCTTTAACTGGCATACAAGAATTAGCACAAAGAGAAGCACCACAAATAGGTCAAGTTGGCTCATTGTTAGGAGCTGACATAGGTGCATATCAATCACCTTATCAACAACAAGTTATCGATCAAACGATGGCTGATATACAAAGACAGTCTGATATTGCACAGCAAATAGCACAATCGAGAGCAATTAAATCTGGTGCATTTGGTGGCTCTCGTTCTGCTTTATTGGAAACTGAAGCGACTAGACCTTATATAGAACAACAAGCTAGAACTGCTGCTGGTTTAAGACAAGCTGGTTTCGAGCAAGCTCAAAGAGCAGCCGAATCAGATATTGCAAGACAACAGCAAATGGCAATGTTTGCCCCAGAGTTAGAACTAAAAGCAAGACAGCAACAAGCAGGATTGCTTGGGGGCGTGGGCGCGGAGCAACAAGCAAGACTTGGACAGCTTGGTCAGATTGGTTTACAACAACAGCAATTACAACAAATGGGTCTACAAGCACCTTACGAAGAGTTCCAAAGAGCTTTGGCTTATGGGCCTCAACAATTTGGTTTATTGGCTGCTGGTCAAGGGGTTACAACTCCAACAACCACAACAAAGCAAAAAACTGGTTTAGGCGATATTTTAGGATCTGCTGCTCAATTAGGCAGTTTGTACTTTTTAACAAAGTAGGAGTTTTATAATGGCATTTTCAATGCAAGATTTAATGGCAGGTTTGCCTGGTTCACAACCCAGCAATCCTCTTTCGCCTACTGTTAATCCATTAATTAATCCTCAAATAGACAGAAAACAATTAGCTGGCGATGTTGCTGATGTAAAAGATGCTAAAAACCAAAAGTTAGCCATGATGCTTTACGCGCTTGGCGGTGCTTTAAAAGGTGATAAAAACTTTGTGCAAAATACTTTGGCAATTCAGCAAATGCAAGAGGGTAAAGCAAAAGAAAAAGCGCGAATTGAAACTTTAAGAAAAACTGTAACCAATCCTGAATTTGCAGCTAAATACCCTTGGGCGAAAGATATGTATGATTTGGCTGGAGCAGATGCTCTATCACCAATTGTTAGTGGTATTGCTAGTTCTTATAAACCAACAACAGCTTCAGCAGAAAGGTTTAGTATTTTTGACAAAAGAACAGGATTACCAACTGGAACTGTTTTAAAGTCAGAGGCAGAAACTTGGAAAAAATCTAATACTGATACAAATTTACAACTTGGGCCTCTTAGCGCTTTACCAAGAGACACAGAAAGCAGCATAGAAATAAAAGAATTGGTTGATGAAAATAATATTTTTATTGAAAATTTAACTGAAAAAGAATGGGTAAAACGAAAAAAAGCTGGAACTTTGCCACTTGGATCTAAATTACAAAACCTTGGAACTGGTCAAAAAGCAGCAGATTCTCCAAACGAAAGATTGGATAAATCATTTGCTCCAATTACTGAAAAATTTATTGCAAGTGAAATATTAATAACTGGATTAAGCGATACTGCAAAAATATTAGCTGAAAATCCACAAGTTGCAAATGACATTGTAAGCGGCGGAGCAAAAGTTTATTCATTTATTGAATCTAATGTAAAAGGTTTTGATAATCTTGTTACAAAAGGTAAAAATTCAGCAGTTTATAATGATGTTACAAAATCAAAAACATCGTATGACTCTAAGAGAAACTGGAGTAAAGAAATAGATGATTTGGTTTCAGCAACGGGCATAACAGAATCAAGAATTATAGATATGGCTTTTGCGCTTTCTGCTTCAAAAGGGCAAGAAGGAAAGGGTTTATCAGACAGAGATTTTCAAAATGCAATAGATATGCTTTCCAAGGGGTTTAATGCGCAACAAAAAATTGCTTTGTTTAATGATATTACCAATAGAATACAAACAGAATTTAATATAGAAAAAAGTGCTATATTGCGTGTAAACCCAGAATTGCAAGGAAAGTATAATGCTCTTGGAGATCTTTCATCTTTTGTAAACCCATTTGCAACAACAGGAACTGCTGACCCACTAGGAATTAGATAATGATAACCATACAGGAAGTCAGGGCTAAATATCCTCAATATAGTGACCTATCTGACAAACAACTTGTAGATAGTTTGCATGGAAAATACTATTCAGATATTCCAATAAATGATTTTTACCAGCAAGTAGGTCTTGGGCAAGATATAACACCACAACCCGAACTAACAACAGGTCAAACAGCATTAGATTACGCAAAATCAGCTGGTTCTGGATTATATAAAGGATTATCTTATATTCCAGGTTTCCCTGGTGATATTGAAAAACTTGGTCAGCAATATCTACCATCAATAATGACAAGACCTGTAGCAGAAATATTTACTGGCAAAGAAGTTCAACCAACTCAAGCTTTTCCTACATCTGCACAGCTTAGAGGTATAACTGAAAAAATTGTACCGCCATTAAAAGGCGCGGCTGAATATAAACCTCAAACAGGTTTTGGAAGATATCTTCAAACAGGAATAGAGTTTGCCGCACCAGGCGTGACTGGTAAAACCAAAGCTGCTCGAAGATTTGGCGGCGCTTTGGGTCTGGGTGGTGGCGCATTATATGAAACAGTTGAGTCTGCAAGTGACAGCCCTGGACTTGCAAGCGCTGTAACAATACCAGCAATGCTAGCAACAGGCTTCTTAGCTGGCCCATCAAAAGCAGCTAAATTAGCAGAAAGATCTTTGATTGGAACTTCTGAAAAAGAAATTTCAAAAGCTATTGATTTAGAAAATGCTGCAAAAATAGCTGGCATTAAATTATTGCCTGGTGAAACTTTTAAAGATAACAAAATGATTGCACAAATCACAGAAGATGTTTTAAAGTCTGATTTAGGTTCTGCTTATATATATCAAGCCATAAAAAATAGACCTAAAAAAGTAGAAGATTTGGTAGAAAAACAAGCTAATAAAATTTCTTCATTACCAGAAAGTCAAAGAGCTATTTTTAAAATGATTAGTGATACTGCAAAAACCACTGTTAAACAAGCAAGAAAAACAAGAACCAATAAAGCTCAAGAAGCTGGTTATAAAGTTGCGGATACAGAAACTTTGCCGCCAGAAACAGTATTAGATATTATTGATGGGATTGATTCTATTTCTGTTCCCCCAAATAGCCCAAGCGCAAGTAAATTACAAAACATAAAAAATCAATTAACCAAAGAAGTAATCAGAGACGAAAAAACAAAAAAAATTATAGAGATCATTCCAGAAACAAATATTAATAATTTGAGTTCTACTTACAAACAATACAAAAAAGAAGTAGATGCTTCGAATAAAGAATTAGTCACTGGGGGAGAAAGGTTTGTTATAGAAGATTTGAGACCAAAACTTTACAATGCAGATGAAACTGGTGCATTAGATTTATTAGGCAGTGCGTTAAATTCAAATCCAGCATATAAAGCTGGTAATGAAAAATTTGCTGAACTTTCAGACAGCTTGGTAAAAGTTGTTGAAAAAAATGTTTTGCCTTTATCAAAGAAAAAAATAAATTTAACCACAATAGAAAATTTTGTTTTTAATCCAAAACAAGCAAATAAAACAGATATTAATGACACATTATCTACTCTAAATAAAACAAATCCCCAAGCCACTATAGAAATAGCAAATGTTTACTTTAGAAATGCTATTAATAATTCTTTTGGTATTAATAAACAGGGCGCTGATTTAAAACAAGGTTTTAATTTGGTAAAAGCGGTAGCTGGAACAAAGAAAGAAAGAGAAAATTTTTTAGCAGTAATTGACAATGTAGCAGATGCTCAAAATGTTAGCAGAAAAGATTTAAAAGTTGGTTTTGAAAATATGCTTAATATATTGGAAAGAACTGGAAGAATATCTAATATCAACAAACCTGGTTTCGATGTTCAAGGAATAGCAAAGCAAACTCTTGCAAAAGATTTAGCTATGGCAAAAACATTTAATCCTCTTGTAAGGCTTTCAACAAAATATAGCGAACTTAGAGCTAATAATGCATTTGATAATCTTGGAAGAATCATGGCTAACCCAGAATCAACTAAGTTATTAGTTGAGCTTGGTAGAACCAACCCTAGCTCTAAAGCAGCTATAAATAAAACCATTCAAGCAATAAATATTGTTTCTCCTTTTAGAGATCAACAAGCGGAACAACCATATTCTTTTGGCAATTTACAGGTGGCAATACCCGCCGAATAACCCATGCCCCTTGCAACAGAACGAGTTGGTCGTTTTGGTGAATATCTCACAGCAGCAATCCTCTCTCAAGTTTCTGACACAGTAACCATCGTTCCACACAACGCATCCGCAGACATCATCTTTGAACACAACCTAAAGCTGTATAAGTGCCAGGTTAAAACCCAATCTGC